ATTTAACAAAATTGAAATTGTTTTACTGGCAGATGTACCACCTTGAACAATTCTTATTCTTTTGAATAAATGCGATATTTTATTATAGGCTGTTGTGATCTTGTATGTCATCTTCTTTTTTATCAGTCGGTTTAGGGACTGGGGCAATCGGTGTAGGCAATTCAGTTACACTTTGATTGATTGTTTGTACAGGCATACCATGCAATCTGTCCATAAAATCCTTGTAGAAACGATAATCTTTTTTAGCCCTTGCAAAACCACTGGCAACTAGTTCATCTTCTAATTCCTCGGGGGTTTTATTATTCAAATTAGCCAGCTTTTTCAAGGCTTCCTTGTATACAGTCAAATAATCCCTTTGTCCTTTAGTTCTGCCTGCTGGATTGCCTGAAACTCCTTTAGGCCAATGAACTAAATGCTTATTTTGGGGTCTTTGATTGACATTGTTGTCCACATTGATGTTTTCACTTTCTGTTGTCATAAATTGGTGCGATATGGTCAGAGTTGAACTGCCTCTTGGTTCTTGGAAAGAACCTGTGCTACCGATACACTTATATCGCTTTTAGGGTATGGTTTTGCCAGATCCTTACATAATTGTACCATAGATTTGTCAATTGGGTAAAGATATTTGTGTTTACCTTGGGTTACATATTTTGTGGCATTTGGGTCTAGTTCCTTTTGGACGCTTTCAAGGTTTTGTTTTACCCCGAATCCGTAGATTGATTTGTTGTGTACCTTTTTGCCTTTTATCATGTACCCTGATACTGTGCCGACATTGAATAAACCTTCATATATCCAATTGCTTGCTTGATAGATTACCCCTTTGTGGTTTTGATCTACATCAGCATAGGAAACAATTAATTTTACTGCCGGGCAGTCCTTTTTGATTAATTTCAAGGCAATTGCAAGGGGTTTGGTTACTTCTTTTTGTTTGCCGTTCATTGCTATTCTTACTAATTCAATTGCCTCCCCTTGGGCTAACCCATACGGTTCCCCGATGTGATTGTTTGCCCCTGTACCGAATAGTATAACACCACACCATTCATTGTTAAAATATACATTATACCCGAAAACATTTACTGGGACTGATTTTGAATAATGAAAATATTTACAGGCATGTTTGATAGCATCTTTGTTGGCTTTTTTTAAATTATACATATTATAATTCTCCTCCCCCAATATAGGAAATATAAGCCCCTTCATATTTTGCTAATAATTCTTTGATGTCACCTTTGGCACTTTCTAAATCCCCAAAATCTTTAAACATTATTACCATACGGGGACTTTTGGCAAAATGTTCATCATTTAAATTCATCGGCACATCGGGGTCTAAAATTAAATCCTTTGAAAAACCTGTAAGCAATAACATATCTTCCGGCATGGCTTTTAGTTCAGGGATTACTAAACTCATATCTACCCCAGTCATGGCATTTACTTGATTATCGGCTAAACGCCACATTTTTTCTTGTTGTTCAGTCAAAGGAGTTTTTGCATGTTCCCCTTGAATTGTTTTACCTGTGTCGTCAGTAACCCAAACATCAGGCAATCCATATTCATCTTTGTATTTTTCCCACGCCATGTATCTACCATGACCGGCAATGATTACACCTTGTTGATTGACTTCTACATTTTGTCGCCAGCCGACTTCTTTTACTATTTTTGCCAATAGTTCCAATTGTTTGTCATTGTGATCTTTGGCATTGTTTTCATAAAGTGTTATTTTCATATAAATAATTTTAATGCTTCTTCTTTTGTTACCATGTTACCATACATCGGTCCACATAAAAAAGGTAATACTTGGGCTAATCTGTGTCGCCAATCCCCCGGTCGCATGCAATCTCTTTCGGCTTTGTAGGCTTCGATTTCCCATTCTAATCTTTTTTTGTCATCGGTTAAATATGTTTTGAACCAGTTTTCAATCCCTACTTGTTCTTGTTGTCGCATGTGCGTCAATTCATGATTTAAAATATGTAATGGTAATTTTGTGTATCTTGTGTATAAGGTGTCTTTATGCACAAATATTACATTCGGAATATCAGGGTTAAATTTTGCTACAAATTCCTTTAAATAAGGGAATTTATTAACATCATTTTCAATTTTTATATCAATCAATTTTATCATAAATGTTTATTTCTAATGAAATGTCAGTTGCATGTCCTAATCTTACTTCTTCCCATTGGCAATGTTTTTGCCACATTTTCATTTTGAGGAATTTACCACAACATGTTTGGGCTTTGCAATGACATACTAATACCGGTTTTGTTTTGCCTTCTAAATCATAATCACGGATTTTTCGGAAAAAGCCAATGCTATCTTTAATGTTATATTTTCTTTTCTCTTGGGGATTGTATAGAGGTTTGTGCATCTCCTGATTCAGGTGTTGGTTCAATCCTAGCGACTATACCAACTTCTTCTCCTTCTAACATTGAAAGTATTTGGCCGAATACTATGTTACTAAATGGTCTCGGAACTCCTGTAGCTAAAAATTCTAATTGTGCAAATTTAATAATTTCATCTTTAACAATTTTTGTGTGATCTACATTTAATTCAAATTCCTTTTCCTTATTACAATTTAATATAATTCTGTATGCAACTAAAGCATCACATTTTGCAGAATTAAGAATAAATGTAAGTACAAAACCGACTGTTAAATCTAAACCTGAATTTTTTGCAGGTGTTCCATCAAGTTCTAAAATCTTTTGTTTTGGGTCTATTTTGGTCATAGATATAGTGTAATACAGATTCATTCATTATCCAAATGCATACTGGGGATAAATCTAAATCGCTTTTTTCGCATTTGTATTGTAGGCTGTTTTTGTTTATTGATCTTATAATCAAATTGTTTAGTACTAGTTAAATGATAATCAAAACAATGTGGACATTGATAAATAAATAAATTAGGGTTTCGGTATTGTAAATTGATAATTCTTTTTTGCTTTGCCTCGTGTTTTGAGTATCTAATTTTACCCTTGCAAATGTATTCCCCATTGTGCATGGTTGGAGTATATCTTACTCCGAAATAATTTCAAATTTTGATATAGGTATGCAGTAAACTTGACCTTTTCCATTTGGTTGCACTGGGTAATCAAATCTAGTTTGCAAATTTATTTTAAGCAATTTGCCTTTGTAGGTTTTTTCTTCAAAATACTCCTCTAATCTGTTTAATAAGTTACATTGTTCTGCGTTTATCATAGTTTTATTTGTATAGTGTGCAGAGTTTAGAGAATATTATGCGAGTCGGGTAGAATGGGTCGCACAATCCTTATATGGTTGATACAGAACCTATAAGTGTCTTATCTTTTGAGGGATGATAGCTAAGACAAGGCATTCCCTAATTTCTGCACACTATTTTATTTATTGCCAGCGAACTGACATATATTTGTTTTCGTTAATAATTTCCTGTGGTGGTATTTTTAGTTTTTCCACAAGGTCTTTTACAAAGGGGAGATTCAAGCACATCTGTTTTTCTTTTAATCTTTTATTTTCTTTTGTTAGTTTTACTATTTTTGTAAATAAACTCGGAAATAGGTCAGGTTGTAATTCTATTATTTGTGCTTTAGGGTATTTTTTACGGAATAATTGTAATTCTTCTTCGGTATTAACCTCTTCTTTAATTTCTCCGTGCATCCAGTCGTGGACACCTGTTTTTAAATTAACTGCCCAGACATAACCACTTCCTATATATATAATATTTTTTTCTTTCATAATTCTATTTTTTATAATGTTAGTAATTCTTTATTTTCGTATATGTTGCCGATGATTTCACAGTTTTTAAGTTCAGAATAGTCAATTGGGAATACCCCACCAAGATTATTTTTATCGTCAGTATATGTAAAAGTACCTTCTTCCATTTCCTTTATTTTTATCAACCCATAAGTATCTTTCAGTATATCCCCCTCATATATTTCTTTTCCATTTTTGTCTTTTAGACCTGTGTATTGCATAAGTTCAAATCTTTCTTCAACATCACCACCCTGGTATTCTTCAAAATTAATTTTCGTTCTTACAAAAGGTTTACCTTTTACAAAAGCCATTTTAGTATCGTGATTTCTACCCGACAAATTACAGTACCACTCCAGCATTCCAACTTGCAACATTTCTTTATAAGCTCTATCCCACGCTCTGAATTTTATTTCTCGCATATTTTTTATAATGTTATATGTTTAAAGGTCGCTCATCATTCCTTCTAATTGTTGTAATGTAATGTATAAGTCATTCTTTTCTCCAACTGTTTGCTGTGTCATTTTTGCTATGTTTGTTGCGTTGAAATATACATCTTCGTTCCACTTTTCTCTCTCTTGAGAGGCTTCCATCAACTCTTTTCTTGCTTCTAAATAATTTTTTTCTTTTTTGATATACAGCTATTTTTACTGCACTGGTTCTTTTCTTGTATTTAGGTTCGTGATGATACCTCCACAAGTTTTGTTCAGCCGTTCTTTTAGACCAGTAATCGCTTGTATTTTTAATAGAAACACCTATTACCAACAAAGAACCAACCACAAGAACTATGCACAATACCCAATCAATTATACTATCGATAATTTTCATATATTTAATTTTTTTCCATTTTTTCATAAGCAATTTTCCAGATATTTATTTGATTTTTAAGTGTGTTTTCTACATCGTCAAAATCTTTTTCCATTAGTTCTCTCTCTTGAGATATGAGTTTAGAGATGAAAGGTTTTAGCTTTTCAGTAAAGTTATCATAAAACATATTACTTGGAAGTCCGAAGTTTGCGTCTTTACTTGCAGTTCCTGATAAAAAGTAACCAATTCCTACTTCGCCAATAATTTCCTTTAATTCTTTTTCCCAGTTTGTTTCTTCTTTTGTCATATTATTTTTTAAATATTCCAAATTCTGATAATGGGATAATCCAAACCTTTTTGTTTTGTTTGTTGTTCCATTCTGTGTGTTTTACTTGTTTTATTTTTTCAGCTTTTAAATAATACAAGGTTTCACTTTTACCTACTGTCATTTTGAAATCTTCTTGTTTAACAAAATGTTTAGCTAATGTGTCCATGTCTACCCCGACTACCAATGTTTGTTTGTTGGGTTCAAATTGACCTATGCGAGTCATGAACGGTGCTTTGTTTTTGTAGACTGTCATATTAATCTGTTGACCAATTACTTCTTTTATCAATGTTTGCATTGTACACTTTTAAACAATCTCCCAATGTCTTACATTTATCCAATTGTTTTGTAAAATCTCCTTTAAGAATATAAAATTTATTATGTTTGTAACTATAAATTGCTGTTTCTTCACCGTCTTCCTTTTTAGGTTCACCAATCAATGAACCTACTACATTTGCCATTTCAGTAAACATTTTCCCAATTTCAGATACTCCAGTATTTGGGTTGTATGCCAAATAACCCCATTTAAATTTTTTTACTTTGTTTGGCCTTCCTTTGAATTGTGTCCATTTTGTTTCCATACTATTTTCTTTCGTTTTCTTCTTCTAGGATATTGACATTCAAATCTTTTAATCCTTTTTCCATTAATATTTTAAAATCCTTCATGTCTTGAAGAGTATCCAGACTAAACTTTAAACAAACTTTTCTTAATTTGTATTCAAAATGTCTAGTTTCTTGTATTTCATTCAAATTTAACTTTTTATTTTTCATAGATATTATTTAATTTAATTCTAGTTTCTTTCTTTTAAACCATACACGGCTTTTAATTAATGAACATTGTTTGCGATAGCTCGGACTTGTTCGATATTTTTTCAAATTCCTTTTAGCAGTTAATTTTGACCAATATGTTTTTGTTTTATTTCGATCAATTATTTTACTGATTTGTTGATGACTTATTTTATACATTGCTGTAAGGGTTTTATCATCTACACCCATGTTAGATAGGAATTTAATTTCTTTATGGTCAGAAGGCATTAATTTCCACCTTGCATCTTTCCCTAAATCAACTAATTTCATATTATTTAAATATACAATTTAATTCACCTTGATGTTGGGGATAAATAGTATAATCACAATATTTGTTAATGTTCCCGTTGCCTACTGACATCAAGATCCCACCTAAGATTAATAATGAAAAAATGATTGTTGCATTGACCATGAATGTTTTTAAACACATTGGTTTTCTATGTTCAATTTTAATCCCATTTTTTGATAATGTTGTAATGTAATTTTTGTTCATATGTTTGTTTTATGTAGGACTTTCCCTACATCTATATTATTGCATAGATATGAAATAATGCAACTACTTCAGTGTGGATAACTTTTGTCGCAATTGTGTCTCTGGTTTAAACTTAATGTTTATACGGGCTTTTACATCACCAAAAGGGGTTTTTTTGGGCTTATATTTGACAATTTTAAATGTACCTAAACCCCGAACAATTGCCCTTTTGTCTTTCTTTAAATCTGCCTGTATTTTGTTTACTACTGTGTCTTTTTGTTGTTTGAATTTCATAAATATGCTTCTAAAAATTTAATTATTTCACCTTCATCACCTTTTTTATACAATTCAATCATTGTGTTATAAAAATATCTATCGCCTTGAATATGTGTTTGTTTCATTGATCTTAATTTATCAACATATTCATAACCATATTTTTTTTGCATTTTGATTGTGTATTCAACACCCATTTTTTGTTGATGATTTCGATTGATATTGCAACAATACCCACCTTGACCATGCATGTTGTGTGGGTGATATTTCAATAACAATCCACATGAACCACTCGGTTCAAAATGTCCTGCTTGAAAGTCACCCCCTTCACAATATTTGCCACAGGTTATGCAATAGCCTGCAATTTCATATTCTTTTACACTGTCTCTTTTGCGAACATGTGTATGTGATAATTCATACAATTCTTTTTTCAATTTTTTGAATGACTTTAATTTAAGCCTTTTGGGTTTTTTAACTGTCTTCAATCCTTTGAATTTTACAAACTTATTCTGATTTGTTTTGAATTTTAATTGTACTATTTCTTGGTAGGTTTTTCTCCTAAACCCGGTTTGTTTCATACCTATGAGTATACACTAATCGTATTTACCTTTCAATATGTTATGTGCTAATACTAAAGGCATTGTCACTATGTTCTGTTTTGGAATTTCTCTACATGTTTTATCATCATAATCACCAAAATCTATTAAGGCGAGGATTTTCATTAAATCTTCTCTTAACAATTTGGCTCCTTCATTATTCATCATACTAATAATGCCCGGAATTGTTCCGTTCATTCATTTGTACTTCGATGATTGTTTTCAAGGCACTCATCATTTTTTCGACTGCTTTTAATTGCATTTTCAAGCCTACTTCATTGATTCCATCATCACTGGCTTCCCATTCTTGATCTGCTTGTTTGTCAGATGATTTGTTTGCTCGCATTTGCATCCATGTTTTCGGTTTATGTGCATAAATCACTTGTAATTGACCGGAAATGAATGAATATTCACCTGCTAATTTACTTCTTAATTCAGATGCTTGATGTGGGTCTGTTGCACCGTTTCGCAAAAATTCTTCGGCATTTTTAATGTTTTGATTCATATTTTTTGATATGTAAATTTAATGTTTTTAATTCTTTCCCAATACCCCTTATCTTCTTCAAAATAAATATACAACAATTTGCCTTGTGAATGAAACAAATGTGCATACATACCATTAGGTATTCTTATTTTTTTAACAATTGTTTTTTTCTTTTTCCTCATGTTCTTGTAATAATTTACAATAAATACACCACCAATATGTTACATTTTTAATTTCAATTTTTTGACATTCTTTATGACAAGAACGACATTTCATAAATTAAAAAGGTATATCCCCTGTTGGGTTAGGGTATTCCTCTCTTAATTCATTTAACTCTATTTGTTCTTGAACTTCTTTTGCTTTTTTCTCATCGTGCTTCCTTTGTTGTTCATCTGTGTTGATTTCCTTCTTTTCAGGTTTCCATGTATCAACTACAAATGTTCCTTTTTCTGTATTGCCTTTTACTTCAAGGATCTGGAAATTGATGTATTTTTCACCTTCTGGCAATGGATTTTTGTCTAAAAACTCCCTTAATCTTTGTGGGTCAATTGAACCACGACCTAGTACAAAACTCGGTGATTTAGGGTATTTTTTTTGAAAATACAGGCCGTTTATGTATGTTCTTTCAGTACTCATATAATTTGAATCGGTTTATTAGTTAATTTTGTGATAATTTCTTGGGCTATTAATAATTGAATAGGGTTTGCATTTTCTATGGTGATATGTGGGCTAAGAGTAAATGGGTGTATGATAACTTTTGCTTTTAAACCTATGGTTGCTTTATTTCTAAACAACTGAAGATTAATACTGGCTTCAAGTTTTTCTACATCACTTTTAGGTTTAATTTTGATTTCATCATAGCTTAATATCATATTATTCAATTTCTTCCTCATCATCAACATCTTCATTTTGCACTGAATTGTTTGTGGCACTGATGTTGATAAATATTGTAATACCTTTTCGCATTCCTTCCAAATACAAGGTGTCCCCGTAATCAAATTCTGCCATGTTTTTGACAAAATATGATATGTCTTTGCCGTTCTTTTTGAATTTAGGGGTTACATGTTTTCTTTCTTCACCATTGTATTCGAATAAATAAGCAACTGCCGGTACATCTTTGCCTGTGTAATCTTTCATCATTTCCTCTTGGTCTTTTAGGAATTTTACTTTGTACACCTTACCATTCGGTTGTTTGATGTCTTTCCCATTTTCATTTTTAGTTTCTTTGAAAAACTTGAATTTGGGTTTTAATCCTGCTGTTTTTAAGATTGATTTTGAGACTGTCATATTATTTACTTTTAACTGAAATTAATGTAAATTTATTACCGATAACTTTTCTTAATATTATTTTCATTTCATAGCCATAAATAGTTCCTAATATTTCAGATTCATTTTTGTTTTCAATTTCCATTTCTTCTAGGGTTTGTCTGATTGTTTCATCTAGTGTTTTACCCATATTATTTTTTGGTTACTATTTTATTAATATCATACCCGAATTTTAGCATGTTTGCTATATGTTCTTGGTTTGATTTTGTTAACTCCTTACCTTCTTCAATTCTTTTAATTACCCTGTTGAATGCACTTACAATGGGTTGTGCCCATTCATAATATTCCATCGGATCTTCAAAGGATTTGATTATTTTTGCACCTTCCTCATCTTTGGTTTCATAAGTATACAACATTGAAAGGTAATTTGAATATTCAACTTTCCAGTTTTTAGCAAATTTACCATTTTCAAATATGATTAACTTTTCAATTTCCGGTGTGATGTCTTGGGTGTAGTATTTTGTAATTTCTTCTACATCTTTTTGGACTTCTTTTTTTAATCCGTCCATAATCGGTTTCAAGGAATATTGCAAAATCCGCATATCATCACGACAAATATAAATAATATCTACATCTAATCCTGTGGCTTCACCGTAAACCCAGCCTTGATACATGTGATTTGTTTTAGGGTTATCAACTGCAAGTAAGGCTTCAAATACATATGAACCTAATGATTTTACTTCAATTATTTTTTTAGGGTATTTTTTGATGTTGTCACCAATGGCTTTGATGAGTCCTTTCATAAATTCCGGCATCTCATCATCAATTGCTATTTCACCTTGTTCATCAGGGTTAATGATGAAATCAATTTTACCTGAAATTCTTAATTGATTAGGGAATTGCACACTTACTTTGTCTTGGGTAGTAAATTTAATACCTGCCCTTGTCAAAATTGTTGAAACAATCCATTCAAATGTATCACCTGCCATGAATTTTCGCATTGACCTTGAATTGGGTGGGTTTGTATATGCTACCCCTTTCATTTTCAAATATCGGTCAATCATTGAACCTCCTAGTTCAGATGCATAAATATAATCTCGGGGTTTTAATTCCCTGTCATTTCTTTCAATTTGAGCATTCCATACATCTTGTAGATTAAATTCTTGCATATTAATAACCTTGTTTTTTTAGTGCTGCGACCTCTGTTCTTTGCAGATCATCAAATGCTTGTTCTTTTGAACCGTCATAATCACCTTCATTGTTTTCTGCTTCTTCTTCGATTTGTTTTTCAATTGTTTCCAATTCATTTAACAAATATCCTAGATGCTTTTCAGGCCATGACATTTGTGCAATTAATTCACGGTCAAAATTTATAGTTACATCAAATAGTTTTTTATCTTTATTTGTGTCTCGTTTCCACATTGTGATTTCAATGTCCCCGTCTTCTCGCACAGTTTTGATTTCAATTTTTATCATATTTTTTGTTTTAATTTGCGTAGGCTTCTTTGCCTACATTTAATATAGTATCATATCTATGCGAGAATAACAACTTACAGTGTGGATAACTTTTGTATACATTCTTTGATTTTTTTCATATAAAAATCAATAGCTTTTGCTACCTTTGCCTTTTCTGCATTGATTATTTCAATCGGTTCACCCATTACATACAATCGGTCAATTTCAATTAATTTGTCTTTTTCATCTTCAATTAATGATTTGCAAGCTTCTATACTTCCTAACAAACCTTCTTTGCTTTGTCGGTATTTTTCATAACTACCATAGATTTTTTCAATTTCTCCTATTGTTCTAATCTTTGTATTCATATGATTTTTCTACTTGTTTTTGATGATCTGCAATTGATTGTTCAATTGATTGTTCCTTAAAAATTCCTTTATCCCAGATAAAATCTACTGTGTCTAATTTACCATTGGCTTCTCGGACTTTTTGGATTGCTACTTTGTTTTTGTTTTCATATACCAATTTGCCGTCACTTTCTTTTTTACATTCACGCCAAATACAAATAATTTTATTGGCTACCTTTACAATGTCTGATGAACCGGAAACATCTTCAAAGGTTGGCATTTTTGTAATGATTCCTTCTTTGGATTTTCGCAAATGGGCTACTAATACAATTGCTACATTCAATTTGCCAGCTATGATTTTCAATTGTTTTGCTAAATTGGCAGTTTTTGAAAAAATCTTATCCCCCTCTTCATTCATTGTCAGGAAATGCAAATTGTCAATAAATACCACCTTGCTTGCATGTTTGATGACTGCTTCAAGGATTCTTTCCTCTATCCAGCCCAAATCCTCCCTAATCATGGTTTTTGGCAAAAAGAAATGCAATGGGGCTTGATTCCAGATCAAGCATTTCCTTGCTAATTCTTCCCCCGATTCCTCAAACGGTAACCAAAAACAATTTTGTTCCTTCATATTCCTTGTCATATCAAAACAAAATGAGGTTTTCCCGTTCCCTGTGAACCCTGTAACTAACATCAATTCCCCTGCTGACAATCCACCACCCAAACATTCATCTAATTTCATATACCCGGTTGAAATGTATTTTTTCGGGGGTAAGGTTTTTACATGTTCATAAATTGATTCAAAGGATACTGCTTCATCACTGCCTTTGTAGTTTTTAATGATTTCCTCTTGTCGTTGTTTAGCTTTGATTTTTTCTAGTTGTTTATCCATTTGTTTTAAAAACTCATCGGATTTTTTTATGATTTCATCACTATTCATATTTTTTGTTTGATATTTCACTGGCAACATTCCACAATGACCAGTCTTGATTTTTCTTTTCAATCAAGGCAAGGAAAACCCTTTCGGCTCTTTGTGGGGAATATTTTTTAATAATAGAAGCAGACTTATAATAGGTTTTTTTAAATCTGTCAATTTCAGCTTGGGAATGTAATTCAATTTTTCGGTAATTCAAATAATGTTCAAATACCTTATATTCATTAGTTTGCTTTGACCAGTCATTTAAAATTTCCTTGTAATCAAATTCAGATTTGCTTTTGACTTTCTTGGCCTTCAAAGAAATACTTGAAACATTTGTTTCAACAGTATGGTTTATATCTGTGTTTATATCTGGTATAGGTTTGCCCTCTGGGGCAACTCCATTTGCCCTTGGGGGCAAATGCATTTGCCCTTTTTGATGATTAGGGGTTGTATACCATTTTGTTTTATCATATCCTTTTTCATTGTGATTGCCTGATTTAATTGCACCAGCTTTTTCCAATCTTTCTAATGCACCACGAATTTGTTTAAATGTTAAATATGGGAATAATAGTGTAAAAGCATTTACTGAATTGTATGTCCAATAATACCCATCATGTTCATGTTTATCATTAGCCATGTTTTTATCACACCAAAATTTTATATTGTACAACAACACTGCACATTCAACACCATATAATTTTGCATCTTCAACATCAAATGAATGTATTACTGATTTCATATTAGTCTAATTTCTTTTCCTCTAAGGTTCGGGTTTGTAAATTGATAATGTCAATTGCTTTGATTAATCCTGTTTGCACATTTTCGTTGATTTCAAATTCAACAGCTCGGGCAATTGCTTGTTTTATTTCTTTAAGCAATTTTTCAATTTCCTCATTCATAATTTAAATAAAAAACAATCAACTACTTCCCATACTGAACTGGTGCCATTACTACACCTATGAGAAATATGTGATTGTCATTTAATTTCCTGTAATGTAATGATTATATCATGCTTCTTTGTTCAGTACAACATGACATAATCTATTATAATCAGGATCCAAATTTGTGCAAACTGTATAGTGTGGACAACTTGTGCAAAACTTTAACAAAAGAAAAGACACCTAATTATTGTGTCTAGTCCCAAATCGTAGTTATTTGTACATTATAGCTATACATATATGTAGTCGCAATGATATACAAATAATTACCGTTTGTCAATAATATTTAGTAAAGTTTCTTAGACTTAGAAGACATTGTTTTTGCCTTTTTCATCTTAGTTACTTTTTGTTTTTTGGTTTTTGTTGCCATGAATTAAGTATATGTAAACATTGACAACAAGTAAAGTGGAAAACAAAGCACCACCGGAAATCCCGAAGAATTACCGGCAGTGCATATTGTGGTCGGACTAATCGTCCAACTGCATTTCAAGTTGTTCCCCTTGTATTGGAACTTTTTGAGGTACATGTCGTTCCGGTGGAACCCAGTATTTAAATGGATTCATAGCATTTTCTAGTCGCTTTTCTTGTGCCAGGTATTCCTGAACACAATCATTGCAACAGAACAATCTATCGCCGAGCCGAACATGTGACCCCTTCAAGTTAATCAGGGAATTGCAACTGATTGCATTGCCACAGCGTTTCATTTGCATGCTCCGTTGGGTTTACCACAATTTAAGTATATGTAATAATTTAAAAAAAATATAGGCAACTCACGAGGTTTGCCTATACCTTTTCTGATAGAGATAACATTCTCTGCAATGTTCTTTGTGTTTCCAACGAAATAATCGGTCAATCACCTTGCGGGTTTTCTTCCAATATTTCGACTTGTGCGAATTGCGATAAACACGAGAACAAAACAATTCTTGTTTTTCCCCACCAGTCAAGAAGTTAAGAAAGCAGGAACTCCGGATTTTGTTGTCCATGTGTCACCTCCTTTCAATTCAATTATAGTGAATTATTTGTGGCTTTGCTATTTTCTCGCTCAGCCAAATATTTTATAATCTCCTCACTAGGGTAGATAAATTGTTCTCCTAAATCCAAAGCAGGGAAAGTCATCACCCATGCATCTGACATCCTTTGTCGGGAAACAAGATCATTAGTACAATCCATAATTTGAATGTCGGTAATCCCGGCATCTTTAATGAATTGTTTGACTGTCTCACAGGCTGAACAATTTTGTTTGGTTAATAATTTCATAAATTTAAGCAAATACAGGGTAAACATAGGCTAACATTATTGCTAACCATGGTGTGAACTTTATTACAGTTTTCACCACAATTGCAATGTATTTAGCAATTGCATTTGAAATCTTGCGAACAAGAATTGCATTTGCAATGTCTTCATAGGTTTTCATATTATTTGACATCAAAGTTTCATCTTTCTTTTGCACGATGTCTATAAATAAGTATACCTAACTTTGTTGGTCTGTGGTAGGTTTATTCATTGCAATTCCCTTGCCTTCTTGTGTTGATTTTGCTATGAAAAAGCCGACAACACCTGATGTTATATTTGAAATTAAAGCAAATATAGGTGTGAACACACTATCAGGGTAAAAAATCAATGCAAACCATGACAAAGCACAGGCATTGATTACCAAGATCAACATTGCAATTCTTGTAGCACCTAGTTCTTTTAAAAAGTTTATCATAAAAGTGAATTTAATTTAGCCATTGTTCTTTCACCAAACCGACCAGTTGGTGCTGTAAGGCCTATGGGCGTCAAAATATCATCTTTATAGGCCATTTGGAACTTATTTATAGCATTCTCTGTGATTCGACCATAAAACTGTGTGGTAGGCATATCTGGGAAGAATTTGAGCAGTTTTAAGGCCTCTTGTAGTAGTCTCACCTCTTCCCCACTGTCACCTTTAGCCAGTTTTTGTGTAAAAACATGGGTAAATACAGGGGCAGGGGAGTAGGGGAGGAAGAAAAGCCCCCCTGTACATCTGGCTTGTAAAAATTCGGCACTTAACAATCTTCTATCATCGAATTGACCGATATTTGAACCCCAACTGTCTTCAATTACTATGTATTTTTTGCCATTGTATAAAACATAATCAATTGCACAAATTCCATGATACCAGTTTACTTGACCTTGTACTTCGGGAATTGATGACCATTCTGCATAATTGGATCCGATTGTAATAATGCAATGTCCATGATCTTCTATTGCTTGGGCTATTTCATCAATGTTTTTAGGGTTAGCAACATATACATAACCCCCGATTTTAATGGGACTGTTTTTTAATATTGCCTGTACATTTTCTGTAAAATTTCGGTTTAATACATCTTCACTTACACCTTGGGAAATATCATCTGCTTCATGCACTGTACCTTGTTTTTTTAAAATATCTGCACCGTCATACAACCACATTCCTTTTTCACTAAAATTTTTTCTACTGCGATAAATTGGGTGAGCTGAAACCACATCTTGACCCAAGGTGTACAAGGCTTTTGACATTGCCTGTGCAACACATGATGAGGAATTTACTTGATTCCTACTTGGATAGTTTTTCCATTGGGTTGGATCTTTTTCTACCCAACTTAAAGGTGTAGCTGAAGCCAATTCAGGATTGTCACTTTTATAATCCTTTTCTTTTAATGAAACAGGTCTTGTGTCTAATAATGCCCCTTGATAATTATTCATATTAATAGTTTATAAAATTATTCATCTTTATGCAATTATTTTGTGAAAAACTGTTTAACTAAAAGATATGTGCCAATCAATGTAGAAACAAATATACCAAGTCCTGTTACACTAGTTCCAAACCCTTTTAAACTTTTAATTGTTTTTTGAGCAGCATCATAGTTTTCAACAATTGGAATTACTTTGTTCCATTTTTCCCTCATCTCTGCCATGTCTTCTTCATGACGACAATTATGTTCATGTATTGTTTGGGCGAGTTTATCAATTTTCCCATTAACAGTAGCTTTGATTGTTTTTTCTACTATCTCTCTCATAGTTTCTAAATCATTCATATTTTTTTATGTTAATCCATTAAAGGATTTTACGGAGGCTTTCGCTATTCCGTCTATGCTTTTAATTGAAGCAGCTGCAATCCCGTCAAGAGATTTAAGAGTTCCACCACCCCCAGCTGCTGTTAATGTAAGTGTACCTGATGTTGTCATTCGTACCCATGTTTCTGAACCATTTGTACCTGTTGTTGAACTACCTGAATATGAATGTGTAAAATCAGTGGTAGTGTAAGCAATAATTACAACACCTGAACCACCATTACCTGATGAACCGCCACCGTTTGAACCACCTCCACCGTCGCCTGTGTTTGCACTTCCATTTGTAGCAGCAGTTGATATTCCGCCTCTTCCTCCCAAACCTCCAGCTGCATATGTAACTGCTGAACCTGTTATTGAATTTGATGTACCAATCCCAGCTAAACCGGCAACATTGTTTCCACCGTTTCCTCCAGCACCTCCACTACCTCCTCCACCTCCTCCTCCGTTATTAGGTTGTGAAGCACCTGTACCACCATTATTTCCTTGACCTGCTGTTCCTGTTCCTCCTGTTTTACTATTTTGTCCTGCACCTCCTCCTCCCGAACCACCATTCAAACCTGTACCATTTGTAATTTGTGGGTTTGCATCTCCTCCTCCTCCACCTCCTCCTGTTGCAGTTATTTGTGTACCCCCACCTGAATCCCAAACTGAATCTGACCCATTTGTACCTGGGGATTCTGTACCGATTCCACTTGTACCTCCTGAACCTCCGCCACCGATTGTGACTGTGAATGTTCCTGCTGATACTGTGACACTTGCATTGTATTGATAACCTCCTGCACCACCTCCTCCACCGGCATAACCTGATGAACGGGAACCACCGCCACCTCCTGCTCCAGCTACAACTAAGACTTTGATTGTTGCCATGTTATTGTTTAGGTTCGATTAAATCCCAATCTTGGATCGACTCATTCCAAAAATATTCTTGCCCGTCTTGGGGGTAAGAATTAGGTGCTTCCCACAAACATGTTTTTTCATTTAAAATCCAAGTTGAATAAGGTTGAGGTGGGATAAATGCATCTCTTTTTTCATCATATGTAAAACCAATACCAGCATAATTTTTTCTAAAAGGTTTACCACCTTCTGAATGAACACCCCCATGTGTATTGTAAGATGTTTGTAACCACAAATTAGGATCTCCAACTGCACCGGAATTAATAAATTCCTCATCGGCTACGATTACTTGTTCTACAATATTTTGTTCATTTATTTTTGCGAAATGTGCCATATATTTTATGTGTGGATTGCATTATTGTTAGCAGGGTTGAACCACATTTTGTCGGCATGCACTGCAAATCCTAAAATACGAGTACTTGCATCTGTAGTAGTTGGGGCAGTTTGAGTAACTGCACCGGCTGTTTCTGACATGTAAATTTCCCCTCCGATTGTAAATGTAGGGAAAGCAGTAGAATGATAAGCCCAGCCCATTAACAATACTTTTACGGGATTTCCGTTTGTAATTCCTGTTTCTTGTACAATACCTAAAAGACCTTTATATGTTGAAGCAGCATTAGCATCACATTTTTGCCATTTAGGGTTTGAATCCAAATATACTAAATCACCTAAGCTTGTTGTATATCCTGCATTAAATTCATTTGTTGTAACTCCTGTACATGTATCATCGGCTGTTGGGATTGTCCATTTAAATTGGGAAGCAGCAGCCAACACAGGGGCAGTTTGTAAAATAGGGGAAGTAAGAGTTTTATTTGTAAGTGTAGCAGTGGCTGAAATTGTATCAATTGTTACCCCTTCTACTGCAATTACTCCGGCTGATACTCTTGTGATTGTTGTATCACTTGCATGACCCAATTCAATTGAACCTACACCGATTGCTGTTGATGTTGAAGCAACCAATCCGGAAATAGGAAGCCCAGTAGCATTTGTAAGTGTAGCCGATGAAGGTGTACCCAATGCACCATTGAATGTGACAAATGCCCCTGCAGATCCTATATTGACTGCCAAGGCTGTTAATACACCTGTGCCGGGAACTGTGATTGATAATGCACCTGTACCACCGGAAGTAGTAACCAAACCATTAGATGTAAGGTTAGACAGGGTAGAAATATTTTGTGTAGTATTTACAGTAATTGTATTTGTTGTTCGGGTTAATCCAGTAGAAAAAGTAATTGGTATTTCATAATCAGTCCCAGCAGTTGCAATTGAAAGCACCCCTGTAGTAGTAGTATTTTTAACAATCCCAGTAGCTAATGAACCTAAAAATTGAGCACCCGATAATCCTGAATCTGTAGTACCCTGAACAATAAATTTATTAGCAAAAGCAACATTAGCAGAACCGTCTACAGAATTTCCAGCCAAATTTCTTGCTGTAGCCCATTTCGGTGATGAAACAATTGTAATCACCGGTGTTGATGTTGTATTAGTAATTGTAGCATTTGCATCAGCAGAAGTAACCGATGTTACAGTACCTGCACCTTTTGCATCTAATTGGGTTTGAATTGCTGAGGTAACACCCTTTACATAGGCTAATTCTGTAAGGTTAGGATAAGTAGAAGCAGATAAAGAAACAATGTTTTTAGATGCATCTGTTCCTAAAATTAGGGAAGCAGTAAGCCCAGTAAGTTTTAATCCAACTGCTGTTATGTTGTCACTATCATCTATTACTACACCTGAACTTTGAATTACTTTTCCTGTTGTACTATCAAATCTTGGGATGGTGTTGTCTACTGATGATGATGGACCAACAACATCACCTGAACCTGAACCACCGGAAGCAGAAATTGTTACATCATTATTCGGTCCAACGACAATTGTTATTCCTGCACCGGCTGTGATTGATTTTACATATCCTTGTCCACCTTGAATGTACTCAATGTTGTTTTTATTATTGCCTTTGCCTTTTGCAATTTTATTAGCCCATTCCTCAAAACCTTTGATTGCTGAAATGTCCAATCTATCATCTCCTTTTAATGACAATAATTCATCACGGATTTTTGTCGCTTCTAAAACATATGGGGAAGGGATAGCCTCTTTAAAATCCTGTAATTGTTTTGCAATTTCGGCTTTGTCTATGGCTGTTTCATTTTTAATTTCATTTAATAAAATACTAGCATCTTGATCTGCTTTTATTCTTTGTTGGACTACTTCATTTAAAACTGTTTTTGCTTCTTGTACCAATTTAGACAATTCATCTACCGAGGAATTACCTTTGTCTTCTAGTTTTTTAAAATGTACTTCATATTCTTTAACTATGATTGCAAGGGCAGATTTTAGTTCTTCCAAATTTGACTTTGATAGTTTTTCAAAATCATTTTTAGTATTAGTAATAGTAGACAAAATCATCACCAAGAATTGCTTGATTACTTGGGGGGTTACAGTTTTAGTACCTTCATTCACAACTGACAAAAAAAGGTTCATTTCCTTTATTTGTTCTTCCATTTTGTTGATAGTTTCCTCAATTGTCATATTTATGATAAGTATATTGAATTATTTGCAATCTTGCAAAGTATGATAAGATCTACCCATGATATACCTAATCATTTGGTTAATGCCAAAACTCATTGTCGGAATTATAGTGCTAGGTATTTTACTTAGACTGTATGTATTCATGATGAGTTTATTTATTGGTTTGCCCCATCAAAAAGAAACGAATTCGCAAAATTTATAAGTGCTTGTTTAGCAGTAGTACCTAATTCTGGGTGATTTGTAATGAAATCAATAATCGGTTGTAGTTTATCTTTTGCAATTCCTGTGTAGGCAGTTGCTTCACCGATTGTTTTACTAGGCAATGCAGCTTGAATCATTTTACCGATTGTATCACCGATTGAAGCCTCGGCTTTTGTGATGTTTTCCTTCATCATTCTACCTGTTTCTTTTGCCACAATCGCTGCTTTGTCACCTCCCATTTGTGCAATTTTTTGCAATTCAATTGTCTTGTCACCTGATGTAAGGTTTTTAACTTTCTTCATAATATCAGTCAATGTACTTTCTTTGATGATTTTACTTCTACTGTCACTTCCGAACATACTATCAAATGTGTCCAAGGCATCTTGGGCTTTTGCATAATTTTGTGCAATCATGGCTTCTTTTTTGTAACCCATTTTTTCTAATTGATCTGTATATGCACTACGAACTGCCCTAGACATATTTCCTAGAATTGTTTTGATTTCAACATTGTTAGTATTCAACTTTTGTTTGTTGATTGTTTGGGCGATTTCTTCTAATCCATCAATTGTGTCATTTGCTTTTCCTTTAATTAAATCAAATGTTTTTTTCAACAAGGCTTTGTTATCACCGGCAAACCCTGAAAGATCCACAACTGGTTTACCATTTTTGAATGAATATGAAATATTATTTTCTGCTAAAATATCTGATACTTTTTGGTTGACTGCATTACTATCAATTGTTTTTACTTTTGATTTTATCTTAGTTAATGTGTCTGCAAATTCCTGTTGAGATGCTTTGTAAAAATCACTACCCAATTTTTGAATTGTTTTTGCATTTTGTTCAATTGTATCAATTCCTTCTTGTTTTAATCCTTTCAAGGCTTCTACTGGATTTGCTAAAATGTTTTCAATTGCTTTTGTTCCTTTTCCTGACAATGCTCCGGCTGTACCTTTTAAGGTTGAACCGAGTAATTTAAACCCATTTGAAACAACAGGGGGAATAATTGCACCTAATGTTCCTGTTTCTAATGCTTGGGTATTGTCTGCCCCTTGTAATTTACTTACACCTGTTCCTACACCAAATGAAGCCCCCATTTTTAACAAGGTTTCCCCTACTTTTCCGGCTTTCAATAATTCTACACCTTTTAATAATTTACTTTCAGGTATTGCTAATTCTGCTACTTGTTCTGCACCTTTTCCTATTGCTTGAGCAGTATTAGTTGATTCTAAGGTTTTGTCGTTTATACCGATTTTGTTTCCGGCATCTACCGCATTTTGTAAAGGTAATTTTTCAACAGGCACACCGGTTGCTTTACTTACACCTTTGTTAATTAAATCTTCTACAGGTGCAACAATAGATTTATTTACAGTATTAATGTTGTCACCTACACCTTTAGCAAACCCTTTTAACAAATCTAAAACTGGTGAACTATTATTTTGTTCTTGTTGTTTTGCATTTTCTTCTGCTTGATATTTTTGAATTAAAATATCCGAAGCCGGAGTAAATCCATTTTGTTTTTGTTCTATTTGTTTGAATGGTGTAAATGTCATATATTATGCTTTTGTATATTTAATAGGGTCAAAATCCTTATAAGGAATATAACCACTTTGACCTGTGGCATTATCAATCACCGGAATTTGCCCTTGTGGGGTATTATTCACAAGATCATCATACTTAATTTTTGCTTTCACTAGGGAAGTTTCCACAAAATCCCTATCGGTCATTATTCCTTTTGGTGTAGGTGCATTTTTCTTTGCTTCCAATTCTTTCAATGCTGTATATCCAGTTTTACCAAGTGCTGACTCATAAGATGCATCTATAGTAGAGTCAAAAGCCTTCAATCTACCTGCTAGAATTGAATTGTTTAACCCTGTTGATTTATCAATACCTGGGAAAATTGAAGCAATGTCTTGCCCTTCTTGTACTGAATAGGCAGTACCAGAAACAGCATTACGATAAATTTGCAATGATGATTGTATTTGTGTTCCCAATTCTACCAATTTAGGATCTTTTACTTGTCCTAAACTATTGATTGTTTTTTCAATATTTCCTTTGAATACATTTGTTTGTCCACCGTTTGCATAATATTCTGCCAGTTGTGCTTGAATTGATTTTAATGTGTCTCTTGCTACTTCATAGTTTGTGATTTTTGTTCCTTCGGTTTGACCTAAAATATCTTTGGCTTTATTTCTAAACACAGTCATTGGGTCTTCACCGTTTTTTACTGAATTTATAAAATCTGCCTTTTGGTCTTTGGTTAATTTTGAAGATCCTAAAACTGTATTTAAAACATTAGCATATGCTTGTGTTTCTGCTGTTGTACCTGTGATATTTACTGAACCATTTGAATTTGTTGTGATTGAATAACCATTGCCTGCATTTGTGTTGCCTCCTCCACCTGCTCCGAATGATTTAATTACCTTACCTGTAGATTTATCAATTAAATATGCTGTACTGTCTCCCAATTTAATTACTTCGGTATTAGGGGAAGCCAATGCTGAACCAGCATTTTTAATTGCATCTCCCATACTGCCTGATTTTTGAATAGCTGAAATAACTGTTGGGCTTGCACCGTTTTTTGTTGCCTCTAAAACAATTGAATTTATATTTTTTTCTAAATCTTTTTTGTCTTGAATTTGTTGCAATTCTAAATTGTATTGCTTTTCCTTTGCAATTTTTAATTCTTCTTGTGCTGGGGTTAATGTGTAATCTTTTAATGCAGCCAAATTTGTTTGTTTTGCTTTTATGTCAGCTTCCATTTGTGCATATTTTGAATCCACAATCATGTCGGCATAATTTTTTGCCTTGTCATATTGTGCTGATGCAATTGCAGCTTGTTGGCCTAAGGATAATGATTTCAATGCATTGTCACGAAGACGGGAAGTTTGAATTGCCCCTGCACCGGCTTCAGTTGCACCTGTGCCTGCAAATTCTTTTTGTATTTGAATAGGGATAGCAGCAGCTTCATTTTTCAAACCGGTTGCTTGTGCATTTAAATCTACTAATTGATTATAAGCAGCAGTTACACCTTGTTCACCATAAATTTTTTGGGTGTCGGCTGATTTACCTCCCATTAATGATTGTAAATTTGCAATGTCTAATGCTTGATTTTTAGCATCTGCATTTGCTTGGTCTACCTTTGCTTGATAGGAATTTACAGTTGTCCCTAAATCTGTTGCTACTTGATTTATTTTGCCTGTGTATGTGTTGGGATCTACATAAGGGGAAGCAACAGGAATCGGTGTTGCTGGGCTGATATTACTAGCATTCATGTTAGGAGTTTTTGTAGGCACAGCAGTATTACTTACATTATTTGCAGATGTGTTTGCAGGTACAGAAGGACTATAAGTTTGTGTATTTGGGTCAAATTTGTTTGCTGTGACTGTGACTTGTGGGGTTGTCATAATTAGTTATAAGTATATTGAATAATTTGAAACTATGCAAAGTCTATTGAACTAACCCAAAAGTAATCAAAATTGTTCTAATCGAATTGGCAAGTGTTTGAGTAGTAGCTGCATCTGTAGCAGTAGCTGCAATTGTTTGTTTTTTTGCAGGTTGAGCACCAAAAAAACCAACTTGACTTAATAGATCAAACTGAACCTGATTTCTAAAATAGATTTTTGTGGCTGTACTTCCTTGTAAAATTGAAGAAAGCAAATTAGTAAGCCCTGCGACTTGTGTTTCTAATTGTTTTATTCTTAATTCTTGTTGATTAGGATCCATATAATTAATTTATTAAACTACTTTGTACTTCGTATTCATAGCCCATTTCTGCTATGTCAATTTGTTTCGTAGCTTGGATTGATAATACTAAATCTCTTCCATCACTAAAAGGTGTATTGTCTGCATTGGCTGATACTTCATATATGTGATAACCGGTGGTTATTCCTGTTACTGAAATTGCATCTGTAAAAGTAGCATTCCCGTCGAATTTGTATTTAACAGTTAAAGCAGCACTGTTAGAAACTGAATATACTTTTATGTAAATCTTTTTTAAAGTTTTTTGCTTAATTCTATCTGCCAATGGCATTGAAGGATTAACAGTCGTGGTGTAATTTGAAGCATCTACTGTACTAAATGTACTATCAGTTCTATTTAATAATCCGCCAGAAGGTGACCCAGTTGTTGTTTTTTGACAAGCAAATAAATATTCACCCAATGAAAAAAAAGAATACATACTTAATACTGTACGGTTTGTATATGCTACTTGTATGTCTTTTGTTAAAACATATTCACCGTTTCTATTTTGTCCGAAACTCCAAAGGAAATTTGAATTGGTAGTAAAAAATAATCTACCGTCTCTTACCATTCTTCTATTAGACAATGCTTGTTGTGAATTTTGTTCATTGTTTCCTAATCTAGCTTTTTTAACCAATTTCATTGTACCTCCTATGTACATTCTTACATTGATTGTGCCTGCTGATGAATATACTACAGGAATTACTTGTGAATATGGGTCATAAGGTGTTTGGGTTACTGTTACTAAATATCCATCTAAATTTTCCAAAATTGCACCGTAACCATTATCTACTTTTATAATATCTGCAAATAATGTTGTGTTACTTCTATCCCATAATCCAATTATTGCACCTTCTGGGGATTGCATTAATACTGCTAGATATGTTCCATATTCTGCTAATGCTGTAATTTCATAAGGGGTAGTAAATGCAGAAGCAGTAAATGTTGTTGTTGATGTAGCACCGGTAAATGTTGCAATTGTTTTACCAGCTGCCATATATAAGATTTTATCTTGACTGTGAACAATAGGTTTTACAGTTTGGTAATTCAATGAATAATCTGAAATTGTGCCGACTAATGTTTGTGAAGTATTATCTACATATAAATACAAACGGGAATTAGATGAGGAAACATTTGAAACAAACCCATAGAAAAACCCTTTATGTAATGTACAATATGCTCCACCTCCTGTTGATTGCAATAACACACCTAGGGAAGATGTTGTACTTGTGCTTTGTGTCCAAGCCCCAGTAATTGATGTGGTTTTTTCATAAAATCTAAACAATAAAGACCCCGAAGCAGATGTTGGCCCAACACCTACTATTTTTCCGTCTGTATCTCTTTTTACTGCATCTAAAACCGGGCATTCACCTGAAACAACGGAAGCCCCAGATGCAGTTTCATTTACAGTAGGGGCAGTTAATTTTGTAAGTTTAAAAGGATCTTTGAAAATATCAAATCCACCACTTCCATTTTGACCTTGAAAATCTGAATTGTCTGCTTGTTCATTTATTGTTTCCGGTCTTTCACTTTGTGCTACTCCACCGTCCCATCTTTTTATTACTACTTGTGTCATATTTTAATTTTTAGTTTGGTCAGTAGGTGATATTGCCATATGTTTATCTTGAACTTCTGTAAGGCATTCTTATAATTGTTTTTTCATCTCTCGACCTTGTTGAATAATATTGTTCAATACTATCCTCCATTTCTAGTACATCTCTTTTATAGGTTTCAGCAATTTTCATTGTTTTTCTTGAACAGAATTGATAAGCAGCTCTGTAGGCTAAATATTCATGAAAAATATCAGGAATACCCGGTTTTTTTGTAGTATCAGTGGAAACAAAATATGAGGGGGTTCTTGCAAACCACAATTTCAATCCACTTGTAACACTTGCAGAAGGTTTAGGATATAAAAACAATGAGTTCCCAATTTTTTCATAATATTGGGGAATCCCAGCAGTAGACATCAATGTAGTAAGCGGTTGCCCTTGAATGTCAGATTGGTCAAAAGGATAAATTTGTGACCAATTTCCTGAACTGTCTTTTACTTCTACTCTGAATAAATCTAAAATTTGGTTTGGTGTAGATTCTCCATCGACTGTGTAGTTGTAGTCTTGCTGATTTTCAACAAGGTTAGTAGTTAAAATTGGGTGTCCTGTTTGATTAGTATCATCAATTTGCCATTTCCCTGCATGAGAAATTGCCAACATCATAAACCTTGCAAATGCATTGTTTATATCTCTGGTTTTTGTTTTAAGTGGATAAGATGATGTAGTAGTACTGGGTGTACCTGTTAAATCTTCAACAAGTTCAATTATTCCAGTTCTGTTTGATGTATCACTAAATTGCATTGACATGCACTAAGTATATTAAACTATTTCACCTGTTGCAAATTCCTAATGCATAGGAAAACCCCAGTCATCTATCTCATGCCATTGTATCAATTTTCCTCCAAAATCAGATATTGTGTGTATTGCCCTGCCTTTTCTTGCTTCCCATTTTGATTTATAAGGTTCAGGGAAGTGTTTTGAATAATATTCACAGGTTTTCTCCCATTCCTCAATTGAAATTGCTTTACCGTAGTGTTTTACATTCCCTGCATACAAAATCCTCGCATTATCAGGTAATATCATTTCCCTTTGATCTCGGTGTTGGTATTTCAAATGTGGCATATTCCTAAACATCATTAAAATTGACCGGTATTCTTGACCTAGCCATTTTCTTTCTTTGTAGTTTTTGTCTTTATCTTCTTCAGTAATGTAATAATCAAACAATCGCATTACTACCCCGTCATACCAATCTAAAACATCAAATATGCCCCCAAAATCAATTCTTTCATCGGCATCTACATAAATGAACCAATCAGGGTTGTCTTTCCTTGCTAATTCCAAAACTGCTTGTCGTGTTGTGTATTCAGCTCTTATTCTGTCTGTGTCCCATTCTTTTGCTTCAATAATTCCTTTTACTTTATGATGTTGTTTGCATATAGAAACTGTGCTATCAGTAGACACATCATCATATATGTAAATACCATCAACAAAGGGAGCATAATAGTCAAGGAAATCTTTAATAATTTCTTCTTCATTTCTAATTCTAGTTATTAAAGCTATTTTCATATTTTTCTTTTAGCTTTAAAATTACATCTTTGAATGATTCATCAAAATCTTTTGTTGGTTTCCAGCCTAATCTTTTCAGTTTCATTCCGTCTAATGCATATCTTGTATCATGCCCTGGGCGTGATGAATGAAAATCAACTAATTTGTATTTTAGTTCCTTGTCTAAAATTTGTTCTACCTTTTTTGCAAGGGTTAAATTATCAATTTCTAAATTACCTACTATGTTGTATCTGTCAGGTTTAAAATCCTCTGGGTATTTTGCCGGTTTAAATTGCATTAAAAATAACAAGGCTTCGGCAACACTGTCTGCATGAATATAAAATCTTGAACCAGCTTTTGTTGCACCTGGGTATGCATGTATTTGCAATTCAGATCCTTCCATGATTTTCTTCACACATAATGGGATAAATTTTTCCCAATCTTGGTGTTCACTAAACACATTCATTGTGTTTGTAATCACAACAGGCACACCATAGGTTCGCCAGTAAGAAATTGCAATTGCTTCTTGACATGCCTTTGAAGCAGCATAAGGATTAGAAGGTAATATTTCAGCCCATTCCTCATGATTTATGCCTTCCGGTGCTACACCGTAAACTTCATCAGTTGAGAATTGTAAAAACAATTCAGGTTTTGTTTCCCTTGCTAATTCAAGCATATTGATAGCAAGGTTTACATTATTTTGAATAAAATCTACAGGTTCTGTTATGCTTCGGTCTACATGTGATTCACTGGCAATATTTAATATGTAATCAATTTTACCTATTTGTTTTTTTGTTCTTTGGGTGAAAGGTTTTGATAAATCATGGGTGATTATGTTTACCCTTTGTTCAAATCCTTTAATCGCCCACAAAACTTTTTCAGGTTCACCTTTATGTTCCCAGCCACATATACACACAATTTCATGATCTGTATTATTAAGAAGATATTTAAGTACATGACTTCCTATCATACCACTTGCACCGGTTAAAAGTATTCTTTTCATATTATTTTGTCCTGTCATACCAATACCCGACAATTGTATTTATATTTATTTCATCTCGGTTTTTGAGATGTGCTATATTTCTATGAACTTCATTACAGGCCATTACTACTACCCAGTAAACAATTCTTTCGGGTAATAATCTTGCTATTTTAATGTATAATTTTTCCTTCATAATTATTTTAATGTTTTATTTCTTTCCATTGTTAATTTATGCATCGGGGGAGGGGATACTAATGTAAAATCCTCGGTTATTTCCTCACCTGCGAGTATATCACGAATTGCGAACCTTCCGTCAGAATTGGGGGTATTACTATGATTCATGTATTGTTGAAATACTTGTGTTTTGTTAGGGTTAATGAATATCAAAGGTTCATTTTCTCTAAATGAATTTCTTTGTATAATCAATTCTTGTATTTCCGGTAAGATGTTTTTAAAATCCTCTTCATCACATTGAAAAACTGCATTGTCATTAGGGGAAAATTCTGTACCTTGGGGAATATTCCTGATTGCAAATACTCCTACACCATGAATCGATGAAGGTGCCAGTTTGCAATATACTGTAGCATTCATTATTTCGGAAACTTTCATGCTTTTTTAGGTTTACCTTGTTTCTTTGCTCGGCTTACTTCAATGTTATTCATTGTCTGGGTTTTGATAAGATTATGCAAAAATTTAGGTTTCCCTTCTTGCATTCTTGCAATGTGTTTTGCAATTTTTTGTTTTCTTGCTTTTCTTTTGTTTATCATAAAGATAATTTTTCAGATACTTTTTGGAAAAAACCTTTTTCTTTTGTTTCAATACCTCCTTGTTCTTCTTTTGGGATATTTGCCAGTTCAAGATATTGTTTAACAATTTTCTTTGAATCATTGTTTTCCTCAATGTATTTTCTTAATTGCAATCGGTGGTCATATTTTTTCAACAATTCAACCAATCCGTCTACATCTAATTTAATCCCATATCGGCGACCTGAACAATTGTTTTTTCTAAATTCTAATAGTGTTTCCGGTGTTGCAAATCCGTCGGCACCATTATAATCAAATACAATTACATTTTTATTGCAAGCCATTGCTTCATAGGCAGTTCTACCTAATCCGATTACTAAATCTGCTTGGTGTATTGCATCTAATGCCCTAACAGGGTTGTTTTTACCATACACTGACAATTCCAGTTTTAATTTGTCACATGCCCCTTTGATTACATCTAAAACCCCACCTTGATAGTTTGACATGTACATAACTTTCCTCAAAGGTTGTGGAAAATGTGTGTATACTTTGTTTGATACATATACACTTAAATCAATTGGGTTTCTAATCACATGTGCAGGAAAGCCTTGTTTTTCAAGGTTTGCTACTACTTCCTCAGAAACACCGACATAAATATCTGCCCCTGCAATCGGTTGTTCTAATTCCGGCAAGATCCCATGTGATGTAAATATTCTTGTTTTAATTTTTACACCTTCTAATGCTGATAAACAAGTATTGTGATTTATCAAAGCAAGATCATATTCAATTTCTGGGTCAAATTTTGTGTAATCTGTGGCAATGATTGAATAATTATTATCCCCGGCAAATAAATATACCCTGTGTCCTAATTCTGCTAGTTCTTTTGCCATTGTTTGCACCCATGTTTGGGTACCCCCCAATGAACCAAGAGTAAAATTTGTTAAAAGAATTTTCATATTATTGGGTTTTGTTTTCAGGTTTTACACCTAATTGTTCTGCTTCGGCATTTGCTTCTGATGCTACTTGACCTAAGGTTTTACCCTCTTTCATTTTTTCTCTTAATGCTTCCTTGAAATCTTCAATCTGGTCAATGTATTCCAAATTAATCATTCCGGTTTCTCTTCCGTGTTCATCTAGTTCCGGTTGAATTGTTGTAAGCATTTCAAATTCAGCCAAAATAGGTTTAATCATTTCTTCAGCTACTGGGATTATTTTGTCTTTCAATTTTTGAATTTGCAAACCGATTTTATCTCTTTCAGTTTCTAAATCTGAGATTTTTTTTGTTAATTCACGACCTGCATTAACTAAAAGGTTTTTTTCTCTTAGGTTTTTTAGGAGGTCATCATTTTTAACTTTGTGAATCATATAATTTTTTGTAGGCATCTAGCCAAATTTTTGCTTTATCTTTTATGTTGTAATTTTTTAACACATATTCATGTGCTTTTTTACCGAGTTCTCGCCTTAGTTCTTTGTTGGCAATAAGCTCATCAATCGCAGTTTCCCACTGGTCTAAAGTATACACCAGCTTCAAGGCTTCTGCATCTTGATTGTATGGGGATAACCCGTCTTCAAATCCTTGTGCAATCACAGGGATTTCACACATGCTTGCTTCTAAAAACTTCACATTTGATTTACAACGATTGAAATAATTATCATCTCGGGGGATTAACATTATGTCCAATTTCAGGTTATTCAAGGTTGAAAAATATTCAGGCAAAGGTACAGACGGTTGCCATTGTACATTCATTGTATTCCAATAAGCTATTTCATGTTGAAAGAATTTCCTTGTTTCATTGCCTGTTTCCTTTGGTGGCATTGCAAACACTACTAATTCAACATTATCTCGCTTTGCTAGTTTCCTTAACAATCCTGTAATGTATTTTGTGTCATTGTTCATTGCTACACTGCCTACTAATCCAATTCTTACCTTTTCATCTTCATTTCGTTTAGGTGTATCCCAGTCATCAGGATCTACACAATTAGGGGTTACTAATACATTTTTGTTATAAGGTTCATATTCCTTTGCCAAAAAAGGAACTGTTACTGTTACTAAATCGGCTATTTTTGCAAATTCTTTTAGTCTTGCATCGATGTCATTCATTTTTTCATCAATTTGCCTTTCTAGCATATAGGCCATTACCTTAGGTAAGCCCCCATTTGATTTATAGGTATCATCATTGTCCATGACAATTATTTTCCCCATTTGTTTTAACAATTTGGCCGCTTCTAAATGTTCTTGTTGCATCGGTCGTTGAAATACAATAATATCTGAAGCCATTGCCCCTTTTAACATTTGTTGTTTGCTTTCAGGTTTCATTCGGATTGATGTTTTTGCACCCCACCAACCATTTTGAATCAAAGGCAACATACATCGAACATAAAAACAGCCGTCATATCCTCCTGCTATGTGGTATACCTTCATAATTCTAGTTTAAAATCTTTAAATTGACCTTGTTCTTTTGCTTCCTTTATTCTTCTTATTCTTTCATACTTTTCTTTCAATCTGTCTTGCGGAGTAGCAACACCATTTGTTTCAATTACACCTGTGATGTTCATTTGACCATCTGTTTTGAAAAATGCACTTTCTCTTTTTAGGGTAGAAGCTACTTTAACACCTCCCCCTGCTGATTGTGGGTTATTCATATAAATTTAGTCTAGCACAATTATTTTTATTATCAATCGAAGCTTGGGAGCTTCTATTGGGTCGATTGATTTACCCATACAAGTCCCAAGCCGGAATAAAACTTAGTAAGTTTTAGTCTTCATCAAAATACCTCCTGCATCGCGGTTTTCAATAACACCGTACACAATGTCGGCAGTTACCAAAGTACCAAGCAATTCAGGAACATAGTTAGATTGTAGTCTAACACCGTTTGCACCTACCATTCCACCTGCTGAATTTACACCCAGTGGAGAAGTAGCCCAATGCAATGAATCTTTATTAGCAAGAGCATTATATTTAGATCCAAGAACAGTTGTGATGTTGTTTGAACCATAAACTGTATATCCATACAATTTACCCATCGCTCCTTGTTCAATTGGATTTGTTGCACCGTTGGTATTGATTGCAAGTGTGAACTTGTCAATTCCCATCAGTGAGTTCCAAATAACTTTCTTGTCAATGAAGAATGCACCACTTTCAGGATCGAAGTTTCCTGCTTCGTATAGACCGATAGCCTTACGAATATCAGAATCAACCATACCTACAGATGAAACACCTGTAGTTTGTGAAAATCCTGAGAACAATGTTGCCAATGCAGTATCGAGTTTCGCAGCGATAGTATAAGCAGCATTTTGTGCAAGTTTCTCTTGAAGGTAGTAACTTCTCTTGAATTGAGCAGCTGCATAATCTTCAATCAAAAATGAAACTTCGTACCATTGGTCAACTGTAAGTGTTACCTTTGTTTCTGTAGCAGAAGTAAGTGTAACAACAGAACCAACAGTTTTTGCAGATGCAGAAAGTTCAGTAACATTTGGTGTTTCCAAAGTCTTTCCACCATCACGCAATTCATCGGAACGATTCACGAAGAAGTTGGCAAGTACCAATTTCTTTCTCATGATATCATTCACTTGATTTCCCCACACATTCGGAGCATACACCGTATAATTGGCATATGTCGCATCAGTACCTAACCAAGTAACCATATTCTTATATCCTAGATTCTGCTAGGTCAGGGTTTTAATTACCTTGTTGTTTCAACCAAAGTGCCTTGTGTTCTTCCGGTGACATGCCTTGCTTGAATACTTCCGTATCTCCTGCTTGACCTGAACCTTTTGAAGCACCTAGTTTGGCTTTAGCTTTTTTCTCTTCCTCCTTTTTTTGGTTTTGATAAGAAACGAACATCGGATCTTTCAATGCCTCGGGGAGGGAAACACCTCTGCCTTTTGCTATGATTTTTGCTTGGTCGATTTCCTCATCGGATAACCCTCGAGCAATCAATCTAAGTTCTTCAGCTGATACACCTTCGGTAGATTTGTTAATTGTAGATTTGTTGTTGTTAGCATTTGCTAAAGCAGCATCTCTTTCAGCTTTGAATTTTCTTTTTTCTTCTTCAGCTGATTTTGCCCTTTCAAACAATCTTTTATTTTGTTCTCGGAGCTCTTCGGCAGTCATGGTTTCAGCAGCCTTGCGGTCTGCTTCTTCCTGTTCTGCTTGTGCTTTTTTTTGTTCCTCTGTAAGCTCAGTGGTGGAATTTGAAGAGTTTTCCTTCTCATCATTGACAGTAGTCATATGTTATTTTTCCAAGTTGAGAACTGCTTGGTCAGTATTTATTATGTAGGGTAAGCCCCTAACTAATTTTAAGTATAGCGAATAATTTGTAAAAGTGTCAATGTGTATTACCTTGCATCTTCATGTTTGATAGGTTTTTCTTCCTTTTTAAACATGATTTCAAGGTGGTCAATTGCTTCTTCAATGAAGTCTTTTGCAATAGGTAAAGCCAATATTTCATCTACTGATTTTTCCTTATCAAATACTATTTTAATTGTTTTGGTTTCAAGGAATTGAATGAAATAATTTAATACTGCTTCCTTTAATTCAGGGTCTTCATAAAACCTTCTAAGTTGTAGCTGCATTTGCTTCTAGTTTCATTTTATTCGGTAGTGGACTTTCTACCGGTGGCACAGGGTTTTCCTTTTGTTGTTTTGCAGATTCTTGAATTGATGATAGCAATGACACAGGGGAAATCCCGGCACCTGATATTTCTAGTATTTTTGTTGTCAATTGCATTAGGAAAGGATCTCGGGTTGCATTCGGGTTTGCTGATAACAAGGTAATGATATTGTTCAAACTTTCTAATGTGGCTGCTTTGTTTCGTTGTTCACCTGTAATGTTGATTGTTACCTTCGGTTTTAGGTTTTTGTATTGGTCTTTCAAAATATCAATGAAACGAGTAGCTTGGGTTTTTTTAATTACATCAAGATGTGTTTGTGTAATCTTGTCTTGCAATTCCTTTGTTACTACATCACCGTTTAATATTTTATCAATCAATATTTTATTGGTTTCATTTACAGCAAAATTGTTGTCCATCCATTGCAATTCTTCTACTGTGAAATCATGTGACAAAACATGTTCGGTGTTTAATTGACTTGCAAGGAAAGGCAAAATCCAATCATTGAATATTTCACCATAAAAAATCCCTAATTCTTCTTGAATGTCTTGGAATACTGTTGATGATTGGGTTACTGCTAGTGCTTGACCTCGGTATGTGATGTCACCTTGTTGTTCACCTCTTTGTGAATCAAATGCCGATGTTACCCTTTGAAATTGTAAATACCATTGATTGATTAATGTTCCGTATTGATTTAACCCCCCTGACGGCATTAATTGCAATGCAGTAATCGGTTTGTTGTCATCATGTTCCAAAATTTGTCCGTCTTCTACTTCATTCAATAAATTACGACCTTTTAATTTTTTAGATGCCGATTGTCCTACTACCTTTGAGGTGTATTCCATTGCTCGGGTTTGCTTCAATACTGCATTGTTGGTTTGTACTTGGGCTTCTTCACCTTCTTCAATTACACCTACACCGAATGCACGGCCGGATTTAGGTTTTCTTGCTTTGTATTTGTATACCTGTTCTGTGTTGTTTTCCCAATACATCGGGGTTAATGTGCCGGTGAATTTACCATTGGCATCGATGTTACTTTCAACACCCCCTGAAAAATAATATAATTGGTATGTAAATGTAGTATCATCACCGTCTAAAATTTCTTCCTTTTTGTCAGGGTTTGAGGTTTGTTCATTCACAATGTTTTTGTAATAGGAAACAGGAAATTCACCACGAACTTCATATACTTTGATTTCTTTACCAGCACCGGCTTTAACTGCATCTTCTACTACTTGTTTTGTATTTTGCCACACATCTTTTTTCTTCAATAATTTTGAAGGTGACATAAAATGCATTTCAATAATCGGGTTATCTAATTTGTTTGTCTGTGAGGAAATAACATTTTTCCATTCCGGGATTTCAATTTTCAATTGTTTCTTGCCGTCTTCATCTGTGTAAATACATTTTTTAACTAACAAGGATCCATATCGAGTATGTGTGTCACGCATATCATTTAAAGTTTTACCGAAATTGGCTGCTTTCATCCATTGGTAAATATCCTTTGTAACTAAAAATGACAAGGTGTAATTTGAAGCAGTATCTGATGTTACTGAAATGTCTTTTGTATCAATGTCTACAGCTGCATTTTCAACATCACAAAATCCATTCACAATATTGTAAAAAGGTTTAGGTCTGTCTTGTTCATCGGTTTGCCCTCCTAAATATCTTGAATTAGAATAAAACTCAATTGTTCTTATCATGTCGGCTTCCTTGAAAGGTAAACCTGCCAAAATGTTTATTGGTTTTTGATAGTTTTCAATGATAGCTACTGTTTCTGATAATATTTTACTCATATGTATTGTATTCTTTTTACTTTTTGTTTTGCAAAGTACCTTTCATTTTTTTCAGCTAGTTCAATTTTATCTAAGGGTTTTTGTTGTGAAAAATCTATTGAATAAGCAGCCCGGAGTCTACGATATTCTTTAGGTTCGTACCACTTTGGTTTATTTTTTTTCAAATAAGTTGGGTGGTCAATGGGTCTTTCATTCATAATGTAAGTATATGAAATAAAGTACCCTAGTGCAAGTTCACAGGTTGTTTTCTTCTTGCTTCCATTCTGTCTCGCATTTCATCACCTAAATTGTCATCAGGTTTCATTGAAGTCAATGCATAACGAATAGCGTCCATTGAATGTGAATATTCATGTTCCGGTTCATTTAATCTTTTACCGGTTTTATCAGTTAACCAAAAATAATTCCTGTATTCTTTGATAACATGCACACTTCGTTTTGTGACTGATATTTTTTGGGATTGTACATAATCAATACCGAATTTTACACTGTCTTTTCCTTTGATTGCCGGCAATACATTTAAATCGGCACTTATTAATTCATCAATTGACTTAGGTTCGGCACTGTCTGCGATTATTATTGCTTTGTCTACTGCCAATAATGCATCGGCAATCATTTTGTTTGTCATTCCTTTCCCATACAATATTTCATCAACAATGTAACCACCGTTGTATTTGTAAATTGCTACTACTGATGATGGGTCATTTGTATACCCGAAATCTAATCCGTATCTTTCTAGCCTTGCTTCATGTGGGATTTCATCAATGATGTTCCAGTTTGTGTAAATTTTGTCTTCCATTTCACCCATTTGACCTAAGCCGAATACCTTCCACCAATTCGGGCGGTTTTGTCTTTGTTCAATTGATTTCACAATGTTGGGGTCTAAGGCTTCATTGTCTTTGTAGGTTAGGATTATAAAATCATAGTCATCTCTTTTTGCCATTAGTTCGGTTTGTACCCAAAATTCAGTTGTAGGGTTATAATCAAGGAAAACAAATTCTTTAGTTCTTACTTCAAATTGTTCAAAAGCATCGAACCCGATATTGTTACATTCATTCATGAACCCCCTATCACGACGAGCACCACGCAATTTGTCGGCTTGATCTGCGGAGAAAAATTCAATTTGTGAACCAGTTTCAAAGGTATAGGTAAAATTGGACATGTTCCAACTAGGTGCTCGGAAATACCCTTGCAGTTTCATTATTAAAAGAAAATCACGGATAGCCCCCCGTTTCAAATGGGGGATAGATTCAGCCACAATCGATGTCAGTGTAGGGGTAGTATCCTCCTGACATCTTGCTATCAGATTTAACAAAATTGAAATTGTTTTACTGGCAGATGTACCACCTTGAACAATTCTTATTCTTTTGAATAAATGCGATA